CAACTTTGGTTGATTAATGGGTGTTTATTTTGGTCAATGGGGTGAAGTAGCCCTTAAAAGAGATACGCTTCAATCTGCTTTGCAGACGAAGTTAGATCCTTATGACGTAAATACATCAACAAAAAGATTTAGTGTTGACCATAGTTCTGGTTCATTGATAACTGGAGATGAAGTTGAGATAGAAACGGCTGATGGTTCAACTCTTGAATTAGTTAGTGGTCACAGTTATCCAGATGGAAAATGGTTTATCAATGTTGATCAGGTAGGAGGTATTCGTTTATTTGATTCTTTTGCAAAAGCAATTGAAGGGTTAACTGCTAATGCTTTAACTCTTGTTGCTCCTAGTTCTGCAAAGGATATTTTAATTCGTACCAGAAACGAAAGGTTTAGGCACGTAGCAGGTGTTAGAGAATTTGAAATGACAACCAGTAGGGAGCAAGTTGATTTAACAAATCTTGGAGATGAGTTTAGAAATCAATATGAAGCTGGCTTAATTAGTGGTCAAGGATCAATGACTTGTATTTGGGAGCATGATTACGACACAGGAGATAGGGCTAATGAATACGGAACAGATCCAGAATTTCCATTTTATTTAGCTCAATTGCTGGTTCGTACTCAGCAAGGATCAGATTTTGATGGATTATTTTATATTTACCGTGATCCTGATAATTCAAAGAAAAATGTCTTTTATGAAGCCAATTGCATTATCACTAATATTGCTGTAACTGTGTCTGTGACTGAGGTTATAGAGACAAGAATAGAGTTTGTAACAAATGGAGTGATTGGGTTGAAGACAGGAGATACACCTGGATACTTGTTACAAGAAAACGCAGATAAGATCCTTCAGGAAAATCAAAGTCGCATATTGCTCGAACAGGTTTAAACTGCGGGTATTGGTTTTTAGTTAGTCGGCAATGGCAGATCTCCAGATTACGGGTTTACCCGCTTTAGCAGAAGCAGGTATTCAAGCAACAGACGTAGCGGCGGTTGCTGATATTAGTGCAACTGAGACTAAAAAAGTAACAATTAAAGATTTAATTGCTGCTGGTGTTGCGTTAATTGATGATGCTGATATACCTGCTGCAAAGGTTGGGACATTAGGTACGAATCAAGTAGCAACTGCGGCAATACAAGCTAATGCCGTTACAACTGCGAAAATTGCAAGTGGGGCTATAACTGCAACTCAGATAACAGACGCAACGATAACTGGAGCGAAGTTAGTTAACGATACTGTCACTGCAACACAGATAGCTGCTAATGCAATAACTGCCTCTGAGTTAGCTGATAATGCTGTAGATACTGCTGCTATCGCTGCAAACGCTGTAACAACTGCAAAGATTACAGATGCAAATGTTACTTATGCAAAGTTAAGTCTTAGTGATGGAGATATTCCTGGGGCAAAGATTGCAACAGGTGGAATTACAGCAACACAATTAGCAGCAAACTCTGTAGCTGCTTCTGAACTTGCTGACGATGCAGTTGATACAGCAGCCATTGTTGACGGTGCTGTTACAGCAGTAAAGATTGCGACAAATACAATTACGGCTAATCAAATAGCTGCAAATGCTATTGGTGCTAGTGAATTAGCAGATGGCGCTGTTGACACGGCTGCTATTGCTGATGGAGCTGTAACTGCTGCAAAGCTTTCTGGAACGTTAGCGGCTGCTTCAATTGCTGATAATGCGGTAACAACTGCCAAGATCGTTGATGATGCTGTAACAAGTGCGAAGCTTGCGGCAAATGCAGTTGATGCAGCAGCTCTAGCTGATAACGCTGTTGATTCTGGGGCGATAGCTAGTAGTGCTGTTATAGAAGCAAAAATTGCTGCAAACGCTATAACTGTTACCAAAATTGCTGATGGTACGATTACACCAGCAAAGTTAAATACTTCTAATCTTGATCGTTCATTAAACGTAGCTAGTGGAAATCTCGGAATTAATAACACAATTACGGCTGCTACTCGTTCAGGAATTACTTTTAATGCACAAGGATTAATTACAGGAACAGTCGCTCTTGCTGCTGCTGATTTACCTGTTGCAACTTCTAGTGCTGTTGGTGGTGTTTCGGTTAGTACTGGCTTAACTGTTAGTGGAGCGGGTGCGTTATCACTTACTAATAGTGTTACTGGAGCAACAGTTAGTGGAATAACTTTTAATAATCAAGGAATGATTACTGCTGCAACAGGTTTAGTTGCTGGTGATCTACCTGTAGCAACAACATCAGCCAAAGGTGCAGTTCAAATAACATCTGGAGGAGGCTTAACTGTTGACGGTTCGGGTAACTTAATAACTTCTACAAGTGGAGTCAGTGCGGGTACTTATCAGTCCGTCACTGTTAATAATAAAGGTGTGATTACAGGAGGTGCGGCGTTGACGGCAGGTTTAATTCCTGACCTTGCTGCTGCTAAAATAACAAGCGGAAGCCTTGATGCTGCAAGGATAGCTGCTGATTCTATTGATGGTTCTAAGTTAAGCAATAGTTCGACAACAATATTCCAATCTATTGCTCAAAGTGGTTATCCAACTGCTCAGTTCTCAGGACAAATTCTCTTTGATACAGTTTCGGAGGATGCGTTCATTTGGGATGGAACAGCTTGGCAAGCAATTACGACCTTGACCAAAGGTTCGTTGGTCTACGGAGGTACATTTAACGCTACAACTTCCAAAATGGTGGCGGCGACCAGCGCAGGAATTGCGGCTGGACTTGTAGTTGGATCTAATTTACCTACAGCCAGCGCAAATACTGACGGTGTTTATGTTGTAGTTTCAACTGCTGGAACTCCAAGTTCTCCAGCTCCAGTCGTTGCACTTTCACCTCCTGATTATATATTAGGCGTTACAAATACATCAGGTAGTAGCTGGAATGAGGTTGATCTTTCGCAGACCGTAGCAGGACAGGTTGCAAGCAATATTACTTTCACACCTTACGGTCAATTAAGTTCAACTAACGTACAGGATGCACTTCAAGAATTAGAGACAGAAAAACTAGCACTTGCAGGTGGTACTGTTACAGGTCAGGTGTTAATTGGTAATACTGGAAGCCTTGTCTTCGAAGGTTCGAGTATAGACGCATTTGAAACCACTATTGGTGTAACGAATCCAACTTCTAGCGATAAAACAATACTTTTTCCTGATGTTTCTGGAAATGTAATAACAAGTGGAGATACAAATACAGTTACATCAACAATGGTTGATGGAAGTTTAGTTAATACAAACTTAGCTGCTAATGCTGCGATTGCTTTTAGTAAACTAGCTGCTTTAACTTCTGCTCAAATCCTTGTTGGCAACGGATCAAATGTAGTGACAGGAGTTGCAGTTACAGGTGATATAGGAATAAATAATGCAGGTTTAACTTCTATTACTGCTGGAGCAATTGTTGATGCTGATATATCTGGATCGGCTGCAATCACAGGATCAAAGATTGCTACTGGAACGACAAGTGCAGTTGGTGTTCTTCAATTAACAGATAGTGCAGCTTCAACTTCTGCTACTACTGCTGCTACTCCTGCTGCTGTGAAAACAGCTAAAGATGCTGCTGATGCTGCTGCTACAACAGCTAATGCTGCTTTACCTACTACAGGTGGAGTTTTAACAGGACATTTAACTCTTGATGATGAGAAAGAATTGAGATTTAGAGAGGAAGATGCTGGAGGTGATCACTATATAGCTCTTAAGGCTGCGGCGGCTCTTGCGGCTGATGTCACATTAACTCTTCCTGCTGTTGCTCCTACTGCTGGTCAGGTTCTAAAGGCTAATGCTTCAACACCTACGACTTTGGAGTGGGGAACTGATAGTGCAACTGACGCAACGAAAATGCCGTTAGCAGGAGGCACGTTCACAGGAGATGTCACTTTTACTGGGGATGCCAGTAATGGGTTATGGGACAAGAGTGCAAGTGTATTTGTTGCGAATTTAACTGGTAATGCTTCAGGGTCTTCAGGCTCATGTACTGGGAATGCTGCAACTGCAACGGCTCTAGCCAGTGCAAGAACAATAGGTGGAACAAGTTTTGATGGAACAGCCAATATAGCCGTAGCCTTAGCTGCAACAGCTACAGCATTAGCAAGTGCTCGTACCATCGGTGGTGTGTCATTCGATGGAACAGCAAATATAAATCTCCCTGGTGTTAATGCTTCTGGTACTCAGGACACAAGTGGAACAGCAGCTTTAGCAACTGAATTTACAGTTACGGCTAACAACACAACAGACGAGACTTGTTACCTTTTATTTTCTGATGCTGCAACTGGGTCACAAGGAGCTGAATCGGATAGCGGTTTAACTTATAACCCTTCAACTGGCTTACTTACTTGCACCTCTGTTACTGCCAACCTCACTGGAAATGTTACGGGGAATGCAAGTGGATCGGCTGGTAGTTGTACGGGCAATGCTGCAACGGCAACTGTAGCAAGTGGACTCACTGGTTCACCTAACGTCACTGTTGGAACTATAGGTTGTGGTGCTATTACTGGCACGTCAACAGTCAGTGACAGCAAAGGCAACCTACGTTCTATACCTCAAAACTTACGAAGTGGTACATATACGTTAGTTGCTTCTGATGCTGGAAAACATGTCATGGCTGATGGAAATTTAACACTTAGCAACGGAACCTTTGCAACAGGTGATGCCGTTACCCTTATCAATAATACTGGTGGAGATATAACTATTGCAGTAGGAAGTACAGTGGCAATGTATGACACCGCTGGTGGTGGCTCTTATTGGAGGAATGAAAATGTGACAATGGCAAGTAGAAGTATCGCAACGTTATTATTTACACATGCTGAAACTTGCTTTGTG